GCCTGGATGAGGAGTGAATGCGCTTAGCGCTTAGCGACCCGTAAGTGAGTTAACGAGCAGACGAGCAAAACCTGAAAAGGCGGTGCTCGCTGCCGCGCTGGTCCACTTTAGGGGTTGGACGCCAACTCGAGCAGCATCGAGCGTGGCGAACAGCTTGTAGGTCATGACCGCCCCAGCAGAGGCGGTCATCGCCGCAAATAGCGACGAGCCCTGGCGGACGTCAAAGTAGTCACCACCAGAATTGACGAAGGCCGAGTTGAGGTCGACAGTGGGCCGCAGCTCGATGACCTTATTGACGAGGCTCGTGAAAAGCGTGTCAAGGCCAGGAGTAGCGCTATCGATGGTGACGTCCGTGCCGGCGCCGCCAGCCGCGAGGTTGACGGGGCCGAGCACCTTGAACTGCTCACCAAGGGCCTGATTCTCGAGCTCGGGATAGAGGAACTCGATGTCATAGTCGATGACCAAATAGCCAAAGACCTGTCCGATGGCGACCGAAACGGTCGAGTTGGCGTAGACGATGAACTGGGTCACGTCAGAGCGTTCAGACGAACCGACTTGGCTCGCCGTGTACCACTTCATATCAGAAGGGTCGCGGCGGTAGGTCAGCTCATTGTGCTCCCACATGGGGCCCATAGCGGCGAAAGCGGAGTTCATGGTGCGGATCATCCGATCACCACCCCCGGGAATCGCCTCGTCAGCGTCAGTCTCAACCGCAATGGCGATCGAGCCGGTAGTCGTCGTGCCCACAGCCGGAATGTAGCGAATTGTGGCCGAGTTGTAGCGATACTTCTCGTAACCACGCGCGATCAGTGCCAGACGACTAGAGACCCAGCACGCTGGGTTCGCGTCGTACACACCAAGGAGCTGAGGACCGGCTCCACTGGTGCCAATGGCCTGGCCGAGAATCTCGTGGCCAACAAGGCGCACGTGATCACGACCCATCGACTGCATCCGATACGCCGAAGGGCGCATGATGGAAGACGTCGCAGAAGGCGCAGAAACTCGCGCTGGGGCGCGAACGACGGCAGCGGGCTTAGGCTTGGCCTTAGGCTTGCGCTGCTGCTGCTTACTCTGTTGCTTAGATGCTTTCTTCATGTTTACGCCGCTAGCGGATTCGCGCGTGATGAAGTCGTCATCATCATCCTCGTCGTCTGAAGACGCGCGACTATCGAGACCTAGGCTATTAGCCCAGTTCACAAGAGCCACGCGCAGTGGACGGCTGCGGAGGTGATCCGCAACATCCATGGCAGCGAGGAGGCGCGCGCCTAAGGGCATGGCGCGCGCGTTAGCAACAAACTTGGCAACGGATTTAGACGTGCCAAGTGGCGTGATTTCGTACGTATCGGCGACGCGGGTGTAGTGGTGCGAGCAGAATTCAATGTCCATTCGCTTACCATCCCATTTCTGGACAACGACGTCCGTGAGTTTAACGCCAAAAGCATCAAAATACTCTTTGGCGAGATCCTGCGGGTCGACGTAGCCCGTCGTCGAAAACACATTGTCATCCCCGTTGGAGGCGGAGGCGACAGTGTTAGTACGGTCAATGTAGTATTGCATCAGCGTACGCATGATGCTGTTACCTGGCGAAGTGTTATAACGGCCGGAGCGCTGCACGCCAGCAACGCCCTGCCCGACAACGACTCCCTCCGACGTGACAAACGGCGTCGTGATGATCGCCTGAGTGAGACGGTAGAGCACCTCGCCCGGGCAGTCCGTAACCGGGCAGGTGGCAGCGGCCAACCCAATCTCGCGCGGGTTGTTGACGATGTGGTTGTTGATCACTGGATCGACCTTAGTGGCGCCCGTGATAAGAGCCGCTTTGATACGCGCCTCGGTCAGAAGGAAAGAGGCGTCGACATGGAAGTCAAAGCCTGAGACGTCGGAGCTGACCACAGTGTGCTCCGGATTTGAGGTCTGAAGCCAATTGTGAAGAGCGGGAACGTCCTTGTTCTGGTTACCGAGCCCAACCCAGGCAGGCATGAAAGTGTAGGCCTCCTGAATCAGGTGATGCGCGTTAGAGAGCAGCAATTTCTCAACGAACTCGTCGACCATAGAGATCGACGAGATAATGCGCCAGCGCCCCTCATCACGCTTC